CCTGCGTATCTCTGAAAAGACGCTTCGGAGGTGGTGGAGGGCGCGGGAGGTGGTGGATGATGCCGCACTACGCCGCAGCTCCACACGCGCGCGATCCGAAGTGAGGGCAGAGGGGGCGCGGACGTGGATAGAGGACCGGGTGGAGGATCTGCGTCAGGGTGTGGAGTGGGTACTGAGTCCCGACCGCCGCGCAGAGGTGGACAGGCCGGATCAAATGGCCCGCGCCCTCAAAGACATCGCCGCCGTCGTCAAGGAAGTACAGTCGCTCACGGGCACGGACGACGTGGCAGACCCCGCCGCGCGTATGCGTGAACTGAGGGCGGCGGCTGCACAGGTCGGGCTGACGCGGGACGGTGAAGCGTGACGCGGGACATCGACGCCGCCGCGTGGGCGTGGCTCATCGAGCCGGATACCGCCGGATTCCTGGACATCCTCGACGCCCTCCCCGCCGCGCGCCGGGATGACGCGCTGTACGTGCGCTGTCGGTACGATTTAGGGCTGTTCTGCGCGGTGTTCTTCGGCGCCCGGCTACCCCTGCCGTTCTCACGGTTTCATCAGTCCACCCTCCGCCGCGTCAAAACCACCTGGAGGGACAGGCCGCGCCCCCAGCGCATTGCAGACGCCGCGCCGCGTGGCAATGCAAAGAGCACCCTTGAATCGTTCTGCTCACTTGCGCACGACGCCGTGTATGCCCTGGAGGCATACGTGGGGATCATCTCCACGACGTTCTCTCTGTCTGAGGATCTGGTGGCGGATCTGCACGAGGTGTTCACCGATCCAGACACCTACGCAGACCTGCACCGCGTCTATGGACCGATCCACGCGACGGGATCGAAGACCGATTTTCGCGTCAGTGTTGGCATCGGGGAGGGGCGCACCCGATTTAAGGCGTTTTCATTCGGTGGATCGATTCGAGGCACCAAAGATGCCGGAGTGCGCCCGACAAAGATCGTCATTGACGACGGGGAGCACCCCGACCGGGTGAGGAGCCCGACGCAGCGGGAAAAGCTGTGGAGCTACCTAACAAAAGACATCCTGAAAGCGGGTGACACCGGGACGATCTTCAGGGTGATCGGCACGGTGCTACATCCAGACTCGATGCTGTCCCGCATCCTGGGACCGACGGGGGAGGGTGCGCCGGGCTGGCAGGCTCGACGGTGGCAGGCTGTCGAGGCATGGCCCGACCGGATGGATCTGTGGGACCGCTGTAAACGGCTGTGGGCGGATCTGTCCGATCCAGACCGTGAGGACACCGCGCGGGACTACTACAGACGCCACCGGGCAGAGATGGATCGCGGCGCGCGGGTGCTGTGGCCCGAGAAGGAGCCCCTGTATGACCTGATGATCATGCTGTGGACAGACGGGGAGGCGTCATTTTACAGCGAGAAACAGAACATTGCGACGGACCCCGCCCGGCAGGTGTTCTGGCCTGAGAGGTGGGCACGGTGCTCATTTGACGGGGAGGTGATCACGTCGAGCAAGGGGCGGCGGGTGCATCTGAAGAGCTGCCGGGTAGCGGTGTGGCTTGATCCCCGCGCGTCTGAGGAGACAGAGCGCAATGACTACGCCGCTGTCACACTCGCGGCGGAGGATCGGCTTGGATACAAGTACCTCCTCAAAACCGATCTCCGGCGCGTCGGCACACTGGGACAGCTGGATCTGATGTGGGCGGCGTTCGGCATCATCGGCCCTGCCGGGCTGTATGGATACGAAGACAACGGATTCGCCCGGCTGATCGGGACGATCCTCGATGATCAGCGCAAGGCCCGCCGCGCCGCCGGGCGGGTGTGGAGCCTCCCCTTGATCGGGCACGCATCGACAGAGAACAAAAACACCCGAATGTCCAGACTTGCCCCCTTGTTTGATCTGGGATGGATCGAGGTGGCGGAGGACATGGACCCGATCGCAGTAGAGCAGGCCCGCGAGATCCCGACCGGGACGCACGACGACGGGCCGGACTCCTGGGAACGCGCGATCTGGCTCCTGGAGGGCGGCGGATCTGCCACGTTTGACGGGGCGGCATCGTTTGGTGGATAGCCGATTCGTCGGGGATCTACTGCACAGGGGAGCCGATCCAGGCGATACAATGACCCGCAGACGGGACAAAGCGGAATACCAGACAATCAATAGCCAAATTCACGGGGATATACAGCAATGATGACAAAGATCACAATCTATCTGATCTCTGGATCGGAGATCGTACGGATCGCGCCCGATCAGGAGGTTTCGCTACTGATGTCGCGGTTTAGAGAATCAAAGTCGATCGACGGGCCTGACCTTTACGACGACGGGATCACCCTTGTAGACCTTCACGACGTTGTCGCTGTCATGACCGAAGCGCCCTGATGCCGTCCTACAGACCACCTGCTGACGTTGCCCGCGCTGCACGTCGAGGACTCCAGATCAGGGCGGCGCAGACCCCCAGCAACCGCGCCGGGACGGCTGTGGGGCTGGCACGTGCCCGGCAGCTCTCGAATCGCCAGCCCGTCAGCCTCGACACGGTGCGCCGGATGTTGTCCTTTTTTGCCCGTCACGGTGCATCCCCTGGATCGGCAGCGGCACGCCGGGACAGACCGACATCCAAGGCCGCGCAGGCATGGCTTCTATGGGGAGGCAACGCCGGGCGGCGTTGGGCTGCGCGTATCCAGGCAGATCAGGACGAATAGCCCACATCCCGCCCGCCACGGCGCAGGGGTTAGGATTGCGTCACACCACACCCGCAGAGGATCAGACATGTCGCACGGTGTCCACTACCTTGACCGCGATCACCGCAGCCTCCTGACCACTGATGACCCTTTTGGGTGGCCGGGCACGCCGGAGGCATGGCAAGAGCGGTATCAGTACCTCCTCGATGCCTACCACGGGGAGAACTACAGCGCGCAGATGATCAAGGATCTACAGCTATTCCGCGCCCTCGATGACAACGGCAAGATCATCGCGCAGACCCGGCGGCTGTACCGTGACCGGATCTTTCTGGTAGAGGTGGCGGCGTCTGCACTCGCGATCGGGGAAGTGGTGCTCACCCCCGTCGAGGGCGCACCCGACGCAGACGTGGAGGAGGCGCGCGCGATCTGGCAGCGGAGCGAGATGGCAACGCAAGGCACGCTGTGGAGCAAAGACGCCGCACTGTACGGTGATCTGTACGTCGAGCCCGTCAGGATGTCCTCGACGCGCCCGTATGCAGTGGAGCTGGTGAGCCACGACGCCCGCACGGTGATCCTGGAGTACGATCCGATCTTGGGACGGCGGATCTCCCGCGCGGTGATCACACACGCAATTCTCGGAGAGGTGTCCGTGGACATGCACGGACATCCCACAGAGTCCGGCGCGGTGGACACCTATCAGCGCACCCTCGACGCCCGCGCGATCTCCATCAGTCGCACCCGGTACAGCGCACAGATCGACGCGCAGACGGCAGCGGAGGACGCAGAGGGGGAGGCGGGAGCCGGGGAGCATGGACTGTCGATCACGCCGATCGCGCACGGGCGGTTCACACCCTCCCCGATGGAGCCGGAGCACAGCCTACCGGTGACGCACGGCCTGGATCGTCCCGAGGGCGAGATCAACAGCCTTGCAAGTCAGATCAGCGCCGTGGGCGATCGGTACGGCAATCCCAAACTGATGATCAAGGGCGTCAAGGTCGGCGGGGGCGCGGATCTGCTGAACATCGGCAAGATCTTGAATTTGTACGGTGGCAGCAAAGACGCGATGTCCAACGCCGACGCCCGGTATCTGGAGCCCACACTGTCCGGCGTGTCCGAGATCCGCGCGCAGATGGAACGGCTGATCGATGATGTCCGATCCACGTTCCCAGAATTCCTATTCAGCTCCTCCACCGCAAACCTCTCCGCCGACGCCCTGCGCCTGCTTGCCACCCGATACGAGGTGAAGTACGCCGCCGTCAGGGCGCGGATCTACGGCAGCATCGAGAAGGCGATCGCCATGGGGGTTGCCATGGCACAGAACCGCCCCTACGATCCGACACGCCACCCGGTGCGCTTGTCCGGCCCGCCGCTCCTCCCCGCAGATGTCGCGGCACTCCTCGACGTGATCACCAAAGCGCGCGCCGCCGGTCTGATCACGATGGAGGACGCAGTGGAACGCGTGCAACGGCTTGATCTGGCAGACCGTGACGCCACCCCGGCAGAGTACATGCAGCGACTCGAGGCACCCGCCGCGCCCCCAGCTCGACGCGCCCCGCTCATCGAGGACGGGGAGGAGTGATCAGGACAGGGCAGAGATCCGGGACCGCAGCGCACTGAGGACTGTCTTACGTCCGGCCTGCGCCGCCTCGACGGCGTGAAGCTCCTCCAGGGTGTCCACATCGTCGCAGGCGACAACGCGCGCCCTGACATCCCTCACGGGACCGTCGAGGACGGCAGACCACGCCGGGGAGGGTGCGCTGTCCTCCTCGACGCTCGACGCCGGAGGCGCGCCGGGGCTGCGGGGTGGTTTTGGATTATTTGCACTCGATGACAGGATCGCCAGCCGCTCCAGGGCGTGCGCCTCCTCCCCGTGCGTCTCGACGGTTCGCCAGCCGGGAACGGACTTATCGACAATGATCCACGATAGATTGACCTTGATCAGCTCTGCGCGCATTGTGCAGCCCCTTTGATTATCTGTAGAATATTGATCAGAATAGCGATAATCCCGATCCATATCCATACCCACGCCGACGCCGGGCACTATCGGGCGCAAAGGGGCTGTCAGTGAGCGTCAAGCCGTGCGTCTATCCGATCCCATCCCCGCCACACTCCCCGCCGCCGGGCGGGATGTGTCTGGAGGAGGACGGGGAGATCGAGGACTGGGACACAGAGAGCGATCCCGACGACACGCCGCCACCGGCAGACCCCCCGGCAGACAAAGCCGCCGCCGGGCTCCAGGCTGGACTCCAGGCAGAGCGCAAGAAGCGGCAAGAATTGGAGAAGCGCCTGGAGGAGTGGCAGGCAGAGAAGGACGCAGCGGAGGAAGCACGCCGCGCGGAGTCGGGTCAGTTCAAAGAACTGTACGAGGCACTGAAAGCGGAGCGCGCCACCGAGCTGGCAGAGCTGAAAGCACTCAAAGGCGAGAAAAAAGCCCGCGTCGAGGCAATGACCGCGCAGAACACCGAACGGCTCGAGGCACTGCCGGAGGAGTGGCGGGAGCTGATCCCCGATGGACTCACCCCGTCCGCAATGTCCCGGCAGCTGGACAAGATCGAAAAGCGTTTAGTGGCATCGGAGGATCGCCCGGCGGGCGGTGTCCGCAGCGCGCCACCAAAGCGCAGAGAGGACCACATCCCCGCGCAGTACAAGGACCAGTGCGACCGGGAGGGGAAGCGGTACGGCTTGCCCCCCAAACGATATTGGGCTGTGCGCTTGAAACCCCGGTTGATCAAACAGGGCAAGCTGAAAGGCTAACCGCTGGATCTACCGGGCTCCCGATAACCCCTGCAAGGAGGACACCGGATGTCCTTTGAGTACATGTACGGACCCCGGAAGATCATCGAGCTTCCGCTGGACTCCACCTCTGCCGACATCACCGTGGGCCTGATGCTGACCGCCTCCGGAGCCACTGACGGCTATTTCAAGGAAGTGGACACCGAATCTGAGGCTGTGACCGGCGTTGCTGTCTCCAAGGTGTCCAGCCCGGCCACTGACGGCGCGGCTACCGTCAAGGTGGACGTCAGCCCTGCCAGCGTGTACCGCGTCTCCCCTGACGCTGGAAACATCGCCGTGACCGACGCAATGAACACCGCCGACGTTGGCGCGGACGGTCTGACTGTCAACATCGACGCCAGCGCCACCGATGACATCCAGATCCTCTCTGTCGATGTCGATGCAAACACGATGGCGGTTTCCATCGTTCCCACCTTCTCCGGAGTGGCATAACCAATGGCTGTTGACGTTTCACAGGTTGTCGCCCTCGTCGAGAACGATGGGTATGAGGCCATGTTTGAGCAGTACGACGCAATGCCCGCGATGTACCAGAACATGGGCCGGATCATCAACCCCGCCGACGCCGGGATCTCTCTGTATGGAGATCGCGGGACCGTGTTCATGGGTCACCAGCGGTTCGATGAGCGCGCGGATCTCCAGGAGATCAACGACTCCACCACTGACGTCGCCTACAACTGGCAGGCGTCGATCGGTCAGTTCAGCCGGGGCATGATCCTCCCCTCCCGCCTCCTGCGCTCCAATGGCGCGGCGTCTGCGGTCAAGGCCCGGATCATCGAGTTTGCACGTGACCGTGCAGAGATCGCCATGCTCCAGAAGGACGATCACGTCGCTGCGATGTTCCAGAAGGGCACGTTGACGGCTGGATCGGTGGAGTCGTTTGACAACACCTATCCCGGCAACCCCGACCCGAATCGTGGATTCATCTACGACGGTCTGCCCTGGTTCGACACCGCGCACACCATCGCGGGCGGAGCTGGCACGTACAGCAACCACGCCGTCAGTGCCCCGCTGACACAGGCGAACCTCCAGGCTGCACTGATCGCCATGCGATCCACCAACGCCGTCAATGATCGCGGGGAGCGGATCATGATCCGCCCGGACACGATCGTCGTCCCGGCTGGCCTGGAGTACACCGCGCGCACCATCCTGAACAGTACCCAGGTGACCGGCAGCAACAACAACGACGTGAACCCAATCGCGGGATCGCTCGATATCGTGGTGTGGAACGCGCTGTCCGATGCCGCCTCTGCGTCGGCGTGGTGGCTTGTCCAGCGTGGGCGCGGCCTGCGCATCTACGACTCCGGCGCGCCCCGTCTGTGGGTGACCACCCTCGACAATGGCGACATCAAGGTGAACAGCGAATATCTGTTCGGCGCTGCTGTCGATCAGTGGCGATACCACTACTGCGCCAACAAAGCCGCGTCCTGATTCGGAGTTGATCTGTGGCGTTCACTTACGACATTACGACTGCACGGGGGCGTATCCGCTTCAATCTGGGGGATACCGACCCGGCGGCGTACTGGTTTGAGGACGCAGAGATCGATCAGATGCACCAAGACGAGGGGGGCGTGGACAGCGGCACAGCGGCATGTCTGCGCGCCCTCCTCGCAAGCAAGGGTTTGCGCATGAAGAAATTCGGCGTGCAAGGTCTTGCCTACGATGACACCGCACAGCTCAACGCGCTGCGGGATCTGCTGGCGCTGTACGGTGGAGACTTGCCGACGCTGGCGACTCCATCCACCGCACTCCTGCCGATGGACTCCGGCTTCGTTGAGCCGGTGCTTGGATGAACTACCACGGCGCGGGCATCCTCGACGCGGTGGCGCTTGCTGCCGTCAAGCGGGACATCCTGGAGATCACCACAGACGCCCGCGTTGCTGCGTCTGTGGTGATCTCCACCCCGACATCTGCGCCGGTCATGGACTACGCCACCGGGACCGCCACGCCCACGGTGGACAACGACACCGTGACCGCCCTCCTGGGACCGCTCGACGCGCAGGAGGTCCGGGACGATGAAGGGCAACGCGTCCTGATTCGTCGCACGGCATACGTCGATGTCAGTCTGTTGAGCACCCCGCCGACGACAGACACCACGCTGACGCTCGGATCAGACCGGTACGGCGTGACGCTGGTTGTGCAGGACATGATCGCCGGTCATTACGTGCTGTCCCTGGAGCGGTCTGTCTAATGGCGACCGATCCCACGATGCGCGTCGAGTATGTGGAGATGCGCCTGATGGCGTTTCTTCAGACGCTCACCCTGACCGGGACACCCGCGATCCGTCATACAGAGGAGGCGCGGATCGGCAACCTGCCGACTTCCCCGTGGGGCCGGGTGACGTTCCGACCGCAGCCCCCGACCTATGGCGGGCGCATCGACGCCACCCTTGACGCCCGCATGATGTCCACCCGCATGACGGTGGATCTGTTCTGGCCGAATGGTGACGACGGCGCACCGATTGACCTATACGCCCCGCAGCGTGCTGCGAGTGAGCTTGACGCCGCCCTTGACGGTCGGGCGCTGACGTTCCTCGACTACGCCGCCCCGTCCTCCCCTGTGCCCGTCGAGGGCTACTACCTGCGCGTGATCCAGCCCGTCGCGGTGGAGAAGCGGACCGCCACAGAACAGTATCGACGGTGGCGCGTCACGGCGCTGATCCAGTGGATCGGCAGGGTGGAGCGCAATCAATGAAATTCAAACAGCGGTTTGATGACATCCCGCGTATCCCCCGATCCAAGATCGTCCCGGCGATCACCGACACGACGCGCCGGGCGTCGGTGGACATCAAAGACGATCTCCAGATGATCACGCCGGTAGACACCGGGCTGATGCGTCGATCATGGGAGCGCCGGGTGACGAATACCACGCGGGGCGTCACGCTGACGCTCGAGAA